ATGAAAGTCTACATCGGTCCTTACGCAAAGCACTGGAACGCTCATCGCTTTCGTCGTTGGTATCTTTCCAAAAAGTATAAGTGTGACTATTGGGACGTTGATGAATTGAAGTACGATCGCCTTGATCGCATCATTGACGCTGTAAGCGAAAAGCTGCAGGATGTTTTCAACGCGACTATCAATCGTTTTGAGCAGTGGCGTGCATGTAAAATTAAGATTCGTATTGATCGATATGACACTTGGGGTATGGATCATACGCTCGCACTGATTATCCTTCCGATGCTCAAGCAGCTGCGGGATACAAAGAGTGGTTCGCCATTCATTGATTATGCTGATGTTCCGGAGCAACTTCGTCCAACAGAAGAAGCTGGACCTGACAATGGATATACAGACAACACCATTCACAAACGTTGGAACTGGGTTCTCGACGAAATGATTTGGACGTTTGAGCAGTTGGTTGATGAAGAGTCAGACTCTCAGTTTTATTCTGGTGAATGTGACATTCTTTGGGAAAAGAAAGAGAGCGGTCGCTCTGAAATGAAGTGTGGTCCGAACGATACCTTTAAGGTTGATCGTGAAGGTATGGATGCTTGGAACAAGCGCATTGATAATGGTCTTCGTTTGTTCGGCAAGTATTTCAGAAATCTTTGGGACTAAATATTATTATGAATTACAAAGTAGTACCCGAAAATGTTATTGTTGAAGCTGATAAAGCATCTCGCGAGTTAGGAGATGCTAATAACAGTTTTGGCAGACTACTTAAAGTAGCAGAAGAATACAAAGAAGCTGGTGTTAATCCAATATTCCTTTTAGACCCATGTCATATGGATTTATTGGTTGTTTGCGAAGAAACATTTAAGAAAAAATTACACTGAAACTATTTACTTTTAGATAAACACGCCTATATAATATGTTGTGCTGCCTAATGGAGCACGTAAATTAACCTCGCTAATTTTAGGAGAAAAATATGAACGATATATTCAACACAACTACATTCGATAAGTTTTTCGTTGGTGCTGATAAGATGATTAATCATCTGGCTAGAGCCCACGAATCCTATGCGAAAGCAATTCCTGGATATCCCCCATACAACATTGTTAAAACTGACGAAAACAAGTACTGCATTGAAATGGCAGTTGTTGGTTTCGGTAAGAATAATATCGACATTGAAGTAGCCAATGGCACTTTGACCATCAAGGGTGGATTGACAGTTGATGATATGGTAAATGAAACAGTAAATCCAGTTTCTTATATCTACAAGGGTATCGCAGACCGTGCGTTCACGCGTAAGTTTGTTCTCGCTGATACCGTTGAAGTAAAAAATGCAGAATTGATCAATGGTATGTTGAAACTTTGGTTGGAAAATATCATTCCTGATGATAAGAAGCCAAAGAAGGTAGATATCAAGTAATCAAAGTGAGATATTTGTTATGATCATCACAGCTGGGGGATAAACTTCCCCAGCTATTATTTTGCACAAAGGAACAAAAAATGATTAACTTTTTTAAACAAGCAATAGAAATATACAACGATACTTTTAGGTTTTATAAAACTGTATACGAGTTGAGTAACTTATCTGAAGACGAATTGCGTCATCTTGGTATTAAAAGAAACGAAATTCCGTTTATTGCTATGAAAGCTTCTTTAACAGATAAATAACACGTAATGAACCTTCTATATTATGTTGCACTATAGTATAGGAGAATGAAATATGTCGCTTGTAACATTAGATCAGTTATGCCAATTCTTTGAAGATACAGATGAAGAATGGCTTGCTGAAGTATTAGAACCATTAAACGAAGTTCTAACTTTTTACGAAATCAATACACCTCAGCGTATTTCTATGTTCTTGGCTCAAGTTGGTCACGAATCAGCTGGTATGTCAGTAATGGAAGAAAACCTTAATTACTCTGCTCAAGGATTAAATAAGATTTTTCCAAAATACTTCATCCGTGCTGGTCGCGAGGCTAATGCTTATGCTAGAAAACCAGAAAAGATTGCGAATGTAGTATATGCAAGTCGCATGGGTAACGGTCCACCAGAATCAGGTGATGGTTATCGTTATCGCGGAAGAGGATTTATTCAGCTAACAGGTAAGAGCAATTATGCAGCTTTCGCATCAGACATGGAAATGTCTCTTGAGGAAGTTGTGCCTTGGCTTGAAACTGCTGAAGGTGCATGTTGGTCTGCTGCTTGGTTCTGGGATTCCCGTGAACTAAACAAGTGGGCTGACAAAGGAGACATTTTAACTGTAACTAAGAAGATCAACGGTGGAACAATCGGTCTGGAAGATCGTAAGCATCATTATGAAGAAGCTCTTCACATTTTTTCATAAGGAACTACGATGGCAAAATTCGGTAATCCAGATCCAACTCAGGAACCAGCAAAACCAACTATACCAATGGATGAACGTGAGCCAGCTTCGAAAGGAGCTGCAGCTCAAATAGATAATAACACACCTGGTCCTTCAAGACCTCCTATTTCCGCCGCCCCAGCGCCACAACTATCAGAAGCAGCTCAACTTGCTGCTTTAGATTTCGAGAAGCAAAAGTGGGAAGCTCAACTCGCAAAAGAGTCTGAGCATTGGATGAAGGCAATGTGGCGTCCAGCCATGGGTTGGTTGTATATGGGTATGTGCGCCTGTGACTTTATCATTTTCCCAATCATAGCAATGTTTTTACCTCAAATTATCCCTGGTCTAACTTATATACCATGGAAGTCAATCACACTCGATAACGGTGGTTTGATTCACATGGCATTCGGTGCTATCCTTGGTGTTGCTGCTTGGACTCGTGGTCAGGAAAAGATAGCTGGTAAAAACTAAAGATTGATTTTATGTAACGAATAATATATAATGTAATGTATTATGTGGAGGTGTAATGGCTGCAAAATTTTATACTAATGTTCATATGCGAGGCGATAAGATCTATGTTCGCGGATTTGATATGGGTCTGCGTTTCAAAGATGTTATCGCCTATCAACCATATCTTTTCATTAATAAACCAAATGGTAAGTATCGCACTCTTGAAGGTAAGAGTGTGGATAAACTCATGTTTGATTCTATCCGCGATGCTAGAGACTTCATAGAAAAGTATGAGGAAGTTTCTAACTTTGACATTTATGGTTTGACCACATTCCCATATCTTTACATCTTTGACAACTTCAAGGGCGATATTGATTACGATCCTAAGTTGGTAAAGATCGGCACGATTGATATTGAGTGTGCTGCCGACGAAGGTTTCCCTGACATTCAAAAAGCAGATAAGGAAGTTACCGCTATCACTATCAGATATCGCGGTAAATCATTCGTATTTGGATGCGGCGAGTTCAGAACTAATGATCCTTCTATCAATTACATCAAGTGTAAGAACGAACATGAATTGATGCTACAGTTTCTCAACTGCTGGCAAGCTCTTGACTTGGATATTGTTACTGGTTGGAACATTGAGTTCTTTGACATTCCTTACCTTGTGAATCGCATTAAGTTTCTCTTTGACGAAAAACAAGCAAAGCGTTTGTCGCCTTGGCATATTCTTGATGAAAAGATGGTAGAATTTAAAGGTAAACAAAATCAAAGCTATTCTCCCGCTGGCGTTACTGTGCTTGATTACTACCAACTGTACCGTAAGTTTACTTTCGGTAATCAGGAATCGTATAAGCTAGATTATATTGCACAAATAGAGTTGGGCGAGAAGAAGATTGATTACTCTGAGTATGGCAATCTGCTTGAACTTTACAAGAAAAACTTTCAGAAGTTTATCGAGTACAATATTTATGACTGTGTGCTTGTCGAAAAGCTAGATGATAAGTTGAAGTTCATTGAGCAGGTTATGGCTATCGCATATGATGCGAAGGTCAACTACAATGACACAATGACTACTGTGCGTCCCTGGGATATTATTATTCATAACTATCTGCTTGAACAAAACATTGTCATTCCGCCGATGAAGAAGCAGAACACATATGATGCTCTTGTTGGTGGTTTTGTTAAGGAACCAAAGATTGGCTTGAGTAAGTGGGTTGTGTCGTTTGACTTGAACTCTCTGTATCCTCACCTGATTATGCAGTATAATATCAGCCCTGAAACTTTCTGCGGTAAATTGTCTGATATGCCCAGCATCGATCAACTGTTGACTGGTACATCTGTTTTCGGTGCCAATTATCGTTCTACTGCTGGCGTTTGTTATGCTGCTAATGGTTGTTATTATTCCAGAGATAAGCAAGGGTTTTTACCTGCGCTGATGGAAAAGATGTACAACGATCGCACCAAGTATAAGAAGATGATGATTGAAGCGAAGCAGCGTTATGAGAAAACTAAAAGTCTTGAAGACGAAAAGTTGGTAGCTCGATATCATAACATGCAGATGGCCAAAAAAATTCAGCTGAACTCAGCTTATGGTGCGTTGGGTAACCAATACTTCCGTTGGTTTAACTTCAATCACGCGGAAGCAATTACAACATCTGGTCAGCTTTCAATTCGTTGGGTTGAGCGTAAGATAAATGCTTTCCTTAACAAAATGATGAGGACAAATAGCGTGGATTACGTTATTGCCTCTGATACTGACTCTATCTATGTCACTATGGAAAAGATGGTAGAGCAACTCAATAATGATGATGAAAGGTTCATTGTAGATGCGATTGATGCTTTTTGTGAGAAAGTAATTCAACCGAAGCTTGATGGTTGGTATCAAGAGTTGGCGGATATGATGAATGCTTATCAGCAGAAGATGCAGATGAAGCGCGAAACAATCGCTAACAAGGGCATCTGGCGCGGCAAGAAAATGTATATCCTCAACGCATGGAACGTTGAAGGTGTGCAATATGATAAGCCAAAGTTGAAGCTACAAGGTATTGAGGCTGTTCGTTCATCAACACCGCATGCTTGTCGCGAAAATATTAAGAAGGCACTTGAAGTTATTATGAATGAGGATCAGGCTGCGCTGCAGAAGTTTATCGCTGACTTTAAGGAACAGTTTATGAAGCTGCCCTTTGAAGATGTTGCTTTTCCTCGTGGTGTAAAAGGAATGAAGAAGTATAATGGTAAAGGTGACATTTATATCAAGGGTACGCCCATTCATGTAAAGGGTTCGCTCCTGTTTAATTCGCTGTTGCTTCAAAAGGGCATCAAGAATATTCCGCCAATTCAGGATGGTGATAAAGTTAAGTTTGCATATCTCAAGGAGCCAAATCCTATTGGTGACACAGTTATCGCAACACCTGACGAGTTGCCTGATGAATTTGGTCTTGATAAATATGTTGATAGAGAGCTTCAATTTACAAAAGCATTTCTTGAACCTCTCAGATCAATCGCAGAAGTTATTGGTTGGGAAGTTGAACATCGTTCAACGTTGGAGGATTTCTTTTCATGAATATTGATTTAAACGAAAATGATGACTTTGGTTTTACATTTACCGATTCAGAGGAAATGTTATCAAAAACAGCACAGGCTGAGGATAAGGTTCAAGGATTGCGTAAGATGATTATGCCATTGCTTAATAATCTGATGAAAAATCCAGAAAAGGATACTATCGTTTGGCCAGATCGAGAAAAGAGAATTAAAAAGTTTATCAAAGATATGGATGCATACATTAACAGTTGACAAATACACAAATACAAGATATACTAATAACATATTGATATACAGGAGAAATACATGTCACTTAAAGAAAAGTTGATTAAGAATAGCACTATCGATCTTACCGCTACACTCGAAAACAGTAAGATCTTCACCAAGAAAGATATGATCCAAACATCAGTGCCGATGATCAATGTCGCACTATCTGGTTCAGTTGATGGTGGTATTACGCCAGGTATTACGATGCTTGCTGGTCCTTCAAAGCATTTCAAAACTGGTTTCGCACTTCTTCTCGCTTCCTCTTATTTGAAGAAGTATCCTGATGGTGTTGT